CTGACATCAAACATTGTTACTGAGTCATTTTTGTTGTTGGGGAAGTCAGTGGGAATGATCTGTATAGGGGTGGTCTTGGGTTCACCCATCTTTACAGGATCAAATTGATCCAGTTTTTTCTTCAACTGTGCGACCAAATCACCAGGTGGTTTACCCAGCAGTTTGATACGATAGTTGTAGACACGTTCGCTTTCGGCGAGGTAATGGGCAAAATTTTTCATATCAGGTTCCTGTAACATATTTATTCTTTTTTATCTTTTTGATCTTTGCTGGCCAGTAACCGATCCAACAAATCATTGCGACTCAGTATCATGCCTTGTGCTGTTTGCATGGCTTCGCCGGTGCCAGCTTCTGCGGCTTTGGCATCTATCACTGACTGTTGCTGATCCAGTCGCATTTTCTTCAACTGTAGATCAATCATTTTTAGCTTCTTGTCCATCTTGGCTGTTTTTGCTGTGATAGCATGTCCCAGCATGTTGCTGGCTACTGAGAATATTTCGCTGGCAAATCTTGAATCCACCTGCATGCCAAGATCCATAAGATCATTGTAACTGCTTTTGGCCAGGTCAGCCAGGCCGTCCATTTCTTCGTCGTTGGCTTCTAGTCCGCGCACTCCGGGCAGGGCAGCATCAATTTTGTCTATGGTGTCGTCTAGGGTTTGCAGTTGACTACGCAGGTCTTCTGCAGGTTGTGGAGTGGGTTCGTCTTTTACGGGTATTGACGGGGGTAAGTCAAACAAGGATTCAAGTTTACGTGTCATGCCCTATTTATGGGTCAAGCTCGGCCGTTTGCAAACATATCGTTCTCGGTTATAACTCTGAAAGTTAGGCCATTTTTTCTAGCCCACTTGGTGGCAGCATCCCATTTGCAGTAGTTGATTGCTACTATAGCACGATCTTTGGAACTCATTTTTGATTCAATCACACTCTGCTTTTTGGGTTTGATTTCAATCAACTCGGCTCGCACAGTGTTGTTACGTGTGCGGTAAGTGATTAGAAAGTCTGGAATATACTGTGTCATCTTGCCTGTGAGTGGGTGACGATACGGGATAGCAATGCTCTCTGACGTCCATTGCAACACATTGTCATTGGTGTCGCAGAACTTCATGAAGCTCAGTTCCCAACCTGATCTATAACGTGGTGTACCGTTGCCCACATACTTGGCACCGTTGATCACAGTGTAAGGACCTTGTGCCCAGTGACTCATACCAGTACGTTTCTGGCCTGATAAAAGTTGGGCACCACTGCCACACCCACCCCCAACAGCGTGGCTCTACTGCGAATTTGATTCAGGTAATAGGCCAGGCTGGCACTGAGATTTACACCGTTGGTACCTTGAAACTCTTGCAACAAAGTCAGCGCAGGTATACCAGTTTCCTCAGCCACTCTAAACAAACTCACTGTGAAATTGCCGGCGGCTTGCCGAGTGGTCATCACACTAAGAAAATAACTGTGAACCACGTCGTATTCAGCTGCTGGAATGTTGGCTTCGTAGGCATAGAATTGGTCAAACACTCTCACAGTGAGGTCAAGATTGGGATTGGTGTAGTTTACTGTGCTCATGGTCAGCGTGGTGGTGGTGGGTTGTTGGTAGGACCAGCTTGATTGGTTGTGGGAGTGACTTGTTTGGGGAACACCCAACCGTCAGCTTTGTTGGCCACGGCGCGAGTTGCGCCAGGCAAGCCTTGAATCAGTGCGTTTTTGCCCAGTGTTGTGGCTTCGCTGGCAGCAATGGATCGCAAATTTTTGCCTTTGAATGTTTGATTGAGTCTGCCAGCTTTTTGCACTGCACCAATCAAGCCTAGAGGACCACCACTTGCAAGGTCACCGATAATGCCAGCGCCAGCGTCCAGCAAGCCGCCTTGACCAAACACTGTGGCATTGGCGCCAGGTCTGGCAAGAGGGCTGACAGTTTTGTCATAGTGTGCGTCAGTGGCAAAGCCTTGTACGTTGGGGTCGCCGCCAGGCTGTGCTCGACCCACTGCCCCACCATAGTATTTTACAGTTTCATACTCAATGGTCATGGTATTTTGCATCACGCCGCCACCTTCAGCATAGCTGTACTGGTCGTGATCCCAGCTTTTGATTATGGGGTTGATCAACACATATTCGGCAAATTTTCTCTGGTCCATGCCGTAGATTCTAATGTCTCGAAAAAATGGCGGTTTTCCTGAGGCCGACTGTCCGCCATCATTGAAACTTTCACCAATGTAGCCCCAGTCGTTGACATTGCCTATGCGTTCATTAGCATAGATATCCCGATCGTTGTAACCAAACCCAGCTTGCCGGTTGGCGTCCGGTCCATTGCTGCCATTGGTGTTGTTGGGCGCCAGATACTGCTGTGATGAGTCTTTGTAGTAGTAGCTCATGTACAAGTACCACATTTTGCGAATCAAATCATCACTGGTGTCATGAAATGTCACCTGCACTGGTTCATAATTGATTTTCTTTTGTATGATGCGTTTGCGATTGTACTGATTTAGAACTTCTGTGTCTACATTGTATTTGGGCAGGTCCACTGTTTTTACAGCCAGGCCAATGCTGGCCACATCATCATTGCCTAGGCTACCGCGGAGATAAGGAATCTCTTGCACGTTGAGTGTGAAACTAACGTGAAAGAGAAACTTGAATCTAGGCTTGAGCTCGTAGGCATTGGTGGCAAAAACTCGGTTGGCGTGCTGGTAGTCACGCAAGCTGTTGTTGCCCAAGAACCCTTTTAAAAAGTCCTGGCCAAATGTTGGCATGTTTAGACGCCTGCGCCGGTGACCACGTCGCCTATGGTTCTACCAACTTCAGTGCCGATTCCAGTGCCTTCAGGTGTCTGGTTGGCATTGTCGTAAGCAATGGTCATTTCAATTGTGACTGCTTCGTTGGTGCCGTAGTTGAGGTCCTGATAGTTGGCAGCTTTCAAGTAACAACCATACAGTTCCCAAGTTTCTAGCACAACTGGTGTGTTGGCACCGTTGCCACCATCAAGGATTTCAATCTTGGTCAAGAACTTGTAATCAATACCAGAAGCTGCTGAACTCATTTCTAAAAAGTCCATTTGTTTCTGTAGTTGTTCACCAATCAACTTGGTCACAGCGCCTGACGCATCATCACGCACTGAGCATGCTATATCTGCCCATGAGTGACGACCTGCCAACTTCAATGTTGAGTTGTAAATGGGCAGTGCAATTTCTTCAAAGGTCAAATTGGGACGAGCAACACTGATCACTTGTTTGGTCAATTCTGTTCTTGGTGTGCTCACTCCGAAGTTTTCAAACATCACTCTAAAGCGATATTTGAGTTTGGGCATCAACAGACCTTGGGTGCTTGAACTTTGGTCGCTGGCCAAGGGTACTGTCATTCTCTGTAATGATGAAACTGCCATTTGTTATATCTCCTGTTGTTTTTATTTACCTGAAATGGAGGCCCGGTAAAAGGCCCCCTGTTTCATCACCCTGCTGTGCCACCTGAAATTTCACCAGTGTTCTTGATACGCAATGGAATGTAGATAAATTCAACTGCTTTGACTGGTTCAATAGCAATGTCCACATACAACTCATTGCGGTCAATACGTGCTGGTGTGTTGTTGCTCAAATCACAAACAACCAAGTAGTCATAGATGGCACGTTTGGCAATCAAGTCAATCATCAGACTGTTGACGGTATTGGTGATTTCATTGCGAGTGATCTGATCATTGGGTTCAAACAAGTACAGTTTGCCAATCTCTTCCAGTCGACCACGCAAGAATGCTACCAATCTGGCAACGTTGATACGATCCAGGGCTGTGGTTGCACCTTGACGTGTCTTGTTACCAAAGTTTGTGATACCAATACCTGGGATAAAGGTAATGGGGTTGATATTGTTTTCATACAATATGTCTCTCACACTTTGTCCCACTGCAAGTTGTTGGAACTCGCCGGTTTGTGCATCAATGTAGCCGATTGCAGTTGCGTTATCAACCACACCGCGCCGGGTGCCTGCCGGTGCCAACCATGGATAGCTCACAGCATCACTACGCAGTATGGTACGCACCATCATGTGGCTTGGTGGTTGAACCACTGTGTTGCCACCTAGGTCTGAAGTCAAGCAGCTGGGGTAGAATGCAGCAGCATAGTTACTGG